GTCCCAGACACTGCAGACTTACGTGTCGCTTCAAAGTCTGATAGAGCTACGTTACAGGCTAAACATCTCACAAGGCTTCCTCCATAATTTCTGACATTCTACCGCTTTCTTGGTTATAGAGCAAGCCCGCTGCCCGTCCTGTAATACCTGCAAAGCGATTCTTCAGAATTCTTACGTGGGTTGTGTTGCGTTCTATTGGGTCAGCTGCCTGGCCGTTCCTTTCAAGCCCTATCACCATGTCAGATAGCTGAGCTATAGATGCTGAGCCTCTGAGCTGTGACAGTGAACTAGCAGCACCTTCCTCGTGACCCTTGCCGTCTGGTCTCTTCAAGTGGCTCACCATAAACAGCGTGATGCCTGTCTCTTGAACTAGCATCCTGAGCTTGGTGCAGATCTCATCCAGTGCCTTACGTTCGTCGCCGTTGCTCTGAGCTGATACAACAATAGAGACATGGTCTAGGAACAAGAACTTGGTGTCCAGCGCTTTTGCCATGTAGCGACAGCGGGCAACAATGTTATCGATGCTGGTGCTTCCAAAGTGGTCAAACAAATACAAGCGGTTAGTGCCCATAGTTTTCTCGAAAGCATCCCAGCGTTCCTCCTCTGTAGTCTCTACTGTTGGTAGGTGTATAGGCTTGTTAGCTGCTAGTGACATAAGCGAAAGAGCTGTCTTACGTGCGTTCTCTTCCAGGAACAGCAAGCCAATGTTTTCTTCTGAGTTCTGCAGTATGTGCCAGACTATCTCTCTGACAAACTGAGACTTACCCAGTCCAGAACCTGCAGTAATTGTAACTAGCTCTGCCTCTCTGATGCCGTAAGTAAGCTTGTTAACACCTGCCCAGGGATACATCACTGCAGCAGTCTCTACTGGCCTGTTCACTTCGTCCCAGAGACTAGCGCCGTTGATGATACCGTCTGGAACAAATCGCTCTGCAGCCCAGAAGGATGCTATATAGGCTCTGTCGTCGTCCTGGAGTAAGAAGTCGCAAGCGTCTTTGTACTGGCTCGGGTACTTCATCACCTTAGACTTGCCGCTGAACAGCTCAGCAACCTCTCTGGCAGCCTTAATGCCTGGCTCATCGCTGTCAAAAGAGATAACAATGGTGTCGAAGGTGTCTAGCCACTCGTAAGCGGCCTTACAGTCGCCTAGAGCGCCGCTAGAGCCATTCTTGATACTGACTACAGGGAACTTGCTCCCCTGCATCTGGTAGCTCGCCAGGGCGTCGAATTCGCCTTCTGTTATTGTGACAGTCTTACCACCTTTGCTAAACAAGTGCTGGCCGAACAGTCCAGAATCTTCCCAGTTACCCACCTTGTAGAATCGCTTGTCGTGCTGACGGATCTTGGAAGCTATCGGCGTGTTAGCATCGTCCGGTGAATGATAGCTGAAATAGGTCTTGTCTGGGTTGTGAATGACGCCATATTTCTTAGCGGTCGCCGTTGTAATACCTCTTTCAGGTATAGCGTTATAGCGTCCAGTAGTGAGTAGGTTCTCTATTGAGTCGAAGCTCTGCTTAGGGCGTGGCGTTTCCTCTATGTCTGGCATTGTAATAGCGCCGCTGTTGTCGCCCTTCTGAAAGTCGCCGCAGCTAAAGCATTTCTTTGACCCGTTCTCGTTGATAGCCGCTGCGTCTGACGAGCCGCAAGCATCACAAGGTAGGTGCGTCTGAGTAAATGCCATTTTAAATTTCCTCTATGTCGTATACGTAACCGTAAGAAATAATAAGGAACGGCAATAGTAGAATAAGACCGTCCATCGGCATAACCGTAGTCTCGTCTGTTTCCGTGTTGTAAACCCAAACAGGTCTAGATTCTACAGCCTCCAGGTCAAACAAGCCAACACCCATCCGGAACTCTATTGATAATAATCTCTCAAATATCCACCATCTCATTATTTTATACCTCTGTTAAATTTATCATACTCTCGCATCTCTTTAAGAAACTGACTAAGTGCTTCAGTGTCCACCGCGTACAGTCTAGCAGCGTCTAACAGGGATAACAACCCACCGCCAACATCATTGGCAGCTTTAAACAGTGCCATCGTGTACGGCGTCAGTGCGCCACCTGTCATATATTGTTGAAACATAATTATTCGCCTGGTTGACAGTGTTTTTAATGTGACTATAATAGATCTCTAGAGACCGCTAGTTATCTTTTAAAGCTCTTTAGAGGTTAACAACAAGTAGTAGAAGCTTAAACCCTAAAAGGCTCTAAAAGGTCTCTATAGAGACTCAAACAAGCTCCCCAACATTCTGAGCTAGTTGGTCGCATAGGTCCGCCAGCATCTCTTCATCGTTACCATCTGGGACAAAGTGCGGGTCATTCCTCAAGTACTTCAGATTAATCAAAAGATCGTCAACAATCATAAAGAAATCTTCTCGGCGGCTCTTGTCGTGTTGCTGGTGTAGTTCGTCTATCTCTGTTAGGTGTTCGTCGCCGTGTAGCCAACTATGGTCATTACTATACATGGTGTTATCTCTCTCTATTGTTTGTCTATTATAGCGCAATACGCAACCATTTATCAGACTCTCGCATCTCTTTATTCTCCAACCTGTTCTCCAGCTCCTCTCTACGCTTTGCTAACGGCCCTATAATAGGCGGACCGCTCGGTCTAACGTCTCGCTCTGTGAAGTCCTTCTTGTAGCGTAGGCGGCTGTGCAGTGTGGACTTGTTGATCTCTGTTATTAGGTGAAGCGCCGGTATAGTGTAATAGGCATTTGCAACCAGGCGCGGGTGATCTCCTATAAACTTAAAACTTTTATTCATAATTTTTCCTCTATGGCTCGATAGATGTTCATTAGTGCACCACAAACGCTATTACGTATATCGCTGGTTGAATCATGATCCCCATCTTGCCACCATGCCCCACTGTATGGCCATTACTAGTGCCGCCACTGCTACCACTAGGGCTAGGACTAGTACAGTCTCCACAACGATTAGACGGATGTTGTCGCGTCTCTGTGCCGCCTTGAGCGCCTTGTTGCCCTTGTAATTGTTTAACATTATGCCACCTCACTTACGTTGATCTTTTCTCGCTTGCTAAAATAAAACCATACGTTAGAATATTCCACAGGTTTAATTATCTTAGCGGTGCGCGTGGAATGTTTAACCCACAGGTTACCATTTTTTTCAAATTCTGCACCTGTTTCAACATCTTCAAAATCTACCTGAAATCTGTATTTCATTGTGTCACCTCATTATTCATCGTTTCAACGTGTCTGTGGTGCAGATATCGCCCCATGTTGATTAATGCTTTTGCATCGTCCACATCAAGCCCGTGATGCTCTGCTATTTTTTCCACTGTCAGATAATTATTGAACCAGTCTAGATAAAAATCTCGTAGTTGTTTATTCATCACGCCACCTTATTAGTTAAGTTATCAAGGAAACTTTGCTCAACCAGCTCAACACTATCAGCAACACCTTGCAGCCACTTGTTGACATGTTTAGTAGTCGTAACGCTGTACTTGGTGCTTGTCTTAACATAGCGACCACTGGGAAGCATGGCAGCCACGGGAGTCGAATAGCTAAAAAATATGATCATGCCATTGGTTGCTAGTTCGGTTTGGTTACTAGCTATCTGTTTAATTTTCATCTGTATTACCTCTGTGTGATTTAGTTGTTTTAATAATAGACACTCCTATGCGAATGCCTACGATAAATCAACTACCTTCTTGAATTTCTTCTTGTATCATCTCCATAATGCACTCAAGCGCCTCGTATTCTGTCTCTATGCCGTAGACCGTGAAGCAGTGATGATCGACCCATTGCCCACCGAATGGCGCTTGCATGTTAAAAGTGGCTGACTCGTTCCATGCTGCGCGGATGTGTTCGCCATCAATTTCTAGCTCCCAATATTTCATAACATACCGCCTATTGTAGTGAGTTCAAGGGTGACCAGCAGCACGCCTAAGAGCGCTACGATCCAAGTGAGTGCAAGTAATTCTTTCATGCTGTTGTTCTCCGTTGTTTGTTTGTCTGTTTGTTTACTTGATGGGTTCATTATATAGAATGCAAGCAGGCAGTCAAGTATTTATATATACCGTAATAGCATAAGCATATAACCATTAGGACACACTAACAATCAACACTATATAAAGAGCGGGCGCGTGCGCGTATACCATAGCCAACACCAGGTGTCAATAACCTACAGTGATAATGATCCAGGTCTTCATAAGCTGCAGTGATATAGGTGGGTCTGTATAGGTAGATGCTAGGTGGTCTGTATAGTACCACTATAGACTCTCGCTCTTCACTGTACAGCCTGTGGATAACCTGTGGATAACTATAGAGGTGGGTGTTCTTTAGAGGCCGGGGAGGGTCTGGGGTGCGTGGAGATTGTTACTGTACCCGCCTAGATACAAAAAAGGGTCAAATTAGAACAACAATAACAAGGTGGTAGACAGTCTATATAGTCCTTGTAAGCTATTGATTACTATAGAGAATAAGGGCGGGGCTGCGGAGTCTCTAGGGCTGCTGAGATCCGCTGATGAAGGGACAGGGGAGTATGTAACAGACCTATGGTATTTATTTACCCTATATAGTAATCTCTGCTTGACTTTTGCTCTAAAATATGCTATAATAGACTCTATAGAGTTAAGTAAGAGACCTTTTAAAGACTTGATAGAGACCCTAAAAGAATAACTACTTTCAACTTCCAGTAGTTGTTCTCATAGAGACATTAAAAGATCTCTTGTTTAACTAAACAGAACTTTATAGACTATAGAGGCAATTCTGTGTCTGAGAACAAAAGAGTAGGCAGGCCCTCAAAGAAGGATGTTTCATCTGTTAAGAAAGGTAGTAGGAATTCTGTTGGTAGACCCAAAGGGGATGCTGCTACAATCAACGAGTACAAGGCGAGGATGTTAGCATCTCCTAAGAGTAGAAAGGTGTTAGACAGTATCCTCAATGCAGCTCTTGATGACGACCATAAGAACCAAGCAGCAGCGTGGAAGCTTTGTATGGATCGTTTGTTACCTGTTAGCTATTTCGAGAAGGACAAGGCTGGAGGAGGCAGAGGCGCTATCAACATATCTATTACTGGTGTTGGTGGTGAGACTACTGTCATCTCTGGTGGTGAAGACATAGAAGAAGGTAACTACTCAGATGTATAACATTAACCAAGACTTAGACTATTTCACTAAAGAAGAGTTTGCCTGTCAGCACACAGGTGACAACGAGATTAAAGATACATTCCTCTTGAAGCTAGACTTGCTTAGAGCTAGGTGTGGTTTCCCATTTGTTATAACTAGCGGCTATCGTAGCCCAGAACATCCCATTGAATCACGTAAGGAGAAACCAGGAACTCATGCCCAAGGCATTGCAGCGGACATTAAAGTTAGTACGGCACAACAAAGGTACACGTTGGTTGAGGAAGCTATCAAGATGGGATTTGGAGGCATTGGAGTACACAGTGTCTTCGTGCATGTTGATATGCGCAATGTTGACGGTAGTGATGCTCCTGTAATGTGGATATATTGATATGCCTAAAATACCTACAAATATGCGTTTGTTCGGTGAATATCTGTTAGGAGAACAAAGCCCTATTACAGAGAAAGACTATACACCTGAAGAATTGTCTGAAATGCTTAAAATGATTCAAGAGCAAGAAAGTAGAAACGCTCAGGAAGAGGCGAGTCTCCAACGTTCTTTAGGCGCTTATCAAAGAAACCTAGAGACTTTTGACCCTAGTAAAAACTTAGTTCAAAACGAAAAGGGAAACTTAGTACCTAAATATACTGAAAAAGAGTATAACGAAGAAATACAAAAGAACATTAAAGATGTGGAATCTAAACTAGCTTCTTACGAAAAGACTAGAGATAAAACTGCTGTTGGTTACAGGGACGAAAGGGTTGACTCAGCGGGTTTACTGCTAGCGGATTCTATTGCTCAATCTTTCACATCTCCAGCGTATAATATAGAAACATCGCTAGGGCATTTCTCAGCCCGTAAGAACAAAGACGGAACTGTTTCTATTAAAGACAGGTATGATTATTTAGGCTACGGTAACGAAAAGCCTGTAAAAGTATCTATGGGGGCGTTTTTAAAAGCCCTTCCCAACGCAATTACAAAACCAGAGGCTTTTGGTACTCTAATGGCGAGAACTTTCTTAGCAGAGAGAGGACGAGACGTAAACATTACTTTAAACAATAAAGATAAAGATAAAGCAGCTAAGACGGCTAAAACCTTTACGGATGCTCTTTAAGTGACTGATCTTAATGTATCCCTATTGCCCTGGCAGCAGAAGGTTTGGAATGATCCTATACGCTTCCAAGTAATAGCTGCTGGTAGACGTACAGGTAAGTCTCGTCTAGCTGCTTGGAAGCTTATCATTGAAGGCTTAGGCGCTACTAAAGGTAGTGTCTTCTACGTTGCTCCTACACAGGGGCAGGCTAGAGACATTATGTGGGACATGCTGCTTGAGCTAGGTAACCCTGTTATTGCTAGCAGCCACGTTAACAACCTACAGATTAAGCTCATCAATGGCGCTACCATAGCCCTAAAAGGCGCTGACAGACCAGAGACTATGCGTGGTGTTAGCCTCAAGTTCCTGGTTATGGATGAGTACGCTGACATGAAGCCAGAGGTGTGGGAACAGATCCTACGCCCAGCTCTAGCGGATCAGAAAGGTTCTGCGATGTTTATTGGTACGCCTATGGGTCGTAACCACTTCTATGACTTGTACCAGTATTCCTGTATAGCTGATGACGACACTTTCGCTGGTTACCACTTTACAAGTTACGACAACCCGTTGCTAGATCCAGATGAGATTGAAGCAGCTAAGAAGTCCATGTCTACCTTCTCGTTTAGACAAGAGTTTATGGCGTCCTTTGAGGCACAAGGCAGTGAGCTGTTTAAAGAAGACTATATCAAGTTTGATGACAAGGAGCCGGAAGATGGTGAGTATTATATTGCTGTCGATTTGGCTGGATTTGCAGACGTTCAGAAGGTCACGACCAAGACTAAACGCTTGGATGAAACAGCTATATCTGTTGTTAAAGCGAGTGTTGACGGTTGGTGGGTTGCTAATATCATACATGGCCGCTGGGGCGTCGAAGAGACTGCCAGACGAATCTTTGAAGCAGTTAGAGACTATAAGCCAATTGCAGTGGGCATCGAGAAAGGAGCGTTAAAGAACGCTGTCTACCCTTACCTGAACGACATGATGAAGAAGAACCAGCAGTTCTTTCGTGTTGAAGAGCTTACACACGGCAACAAGAAGAAGACAGACCGTATCGTATGGGCGCTACAAGGCCGCTTTGAACACGGAACAATAACGCTTAACAAAGGCAGTTGGAACCCTCAGTTCTTAGATGAATTGTTTCAGTTCCCTAACCCATTAGTCCACGATGACTTGATAGATTCTCTAGCGTATATAGACCAGCTTGCTAAGGTTGCCTACTCTTTTGACTATGAAGAAGACGACTATGAATTTTTAGACAAATACGCGGGATACTAGATATGGAATTAGATCAAGACAAGTTTACGATTGAGCAGTCACTAGAAGGATGGGTAGGCGAGAAGTGCTTAGCATGGCGCGACAACTTTGAAGAGAACTATTCCCAACGCTTTGACGAGTACTACCGCCTCTGGCGTGGTCAATGGTCTGCTGAAGACAGAACGCGAGAGTCTGAGCGATCTAAGATTATTAGTCCTGCGTTACAACAAGCTGTTGAGTCTTCTGTAGCTGAGCTGGAAGAAGCTACCTTTGGTCGTGGTAAGTGGTTCGACCTCAAAGACGATAAGATGGATCAGAACCCAGAAGACATTGCGATGCTTCGTGAGCTTCTATACGCTGACTTTAAAAGAAACCGCATCCGTAAAGGCGTTGCTGAGTGTATCTTGAATGCTGCCATCTTTGGTACAGGTATTGCTGAGATAGTCATCACAGAAGAGAAAGAGTTTCAACCAGCTACACAGCCTATTATGGACGGTGAGCTAACGGCAGTAGGTGTTAACATTGTTGACCGCACTTGCGTTAAGCTGAACCCTATTATGCCACAGAACTTCCTTATTGATCCACTGGCTACGTCTGTTGAAGACGCTATGGGCTGTGCTGTTGATGAGTTTGTTTCTATGCACATTGTAGAGCAGCTCCAGGAGCAAGGTGTTTACCGCGAAGCTGAGATCTCTAATGCTTCCCCTGACTTTGACATTGAACCTGATCAAGACCTTACCTCGTTTGATGAAGACAAAGTGCGTCTGACCAAATACTTTGGACTTGTTCCCCGCCACCTCCTTAACGAAGCTATGAAGGAAAGCGATGACGAAGAAGTTATAGAGTTTGATGACGAAGACGATAGCTACTACGTTGAAGCTGTTGTTGTCATAGCTAACGACGGTACTTTGCTCAAGGCTGAGAAGAACCCCTACATGATGGGTGATCGACCTATTGTCGCATTCCCGTGGGATGTTGTTCCTAGTCGCTTCTGGGGTCGTGGAGTATGTGAGAAAGGCTACAACAGTCAGAAGGCGTTAGACGCGGAACTACGTGCTCGTATTGATGCTCTTGCTCTCACTATCCACCCAATGATGGCAATGGACGCAAGTCGTATGCCTAGAGGCTCTAAGCCAGAGATTAGACCTGGTAAGATTATCCTCACCAACGGCGATCCTCGTGAGGTTCTACAGCCATTTAACTTTGGTCAAGTAGGTCAGGTTACCTTTGCACAAGCAGAGGCTCTACAACGTATGGTACAGACCGCTACAGGCGCTATAGACTCAGCCGGTACGTCAGGGTCTATTAACGGCGATGCGACCGCTGCGGGCATCTCTATGAGCTTAGGAGCGATCATTAAGCGTCACAAGCGCACATTGATCAACTTCCAGGAAGCTTTCCTGATACCTTTCGTTACAAAAGCAGCACACAGGTATATGCAGTTTGAGCCTGAGCTATATCCAGTAGCTGACTACAAGTTTGAAACGTCTAGTAGCTTAGGTATCATTGCTCGTGAGTATGAAGTTACGCAGCTTGTACAGCTTCTGCAAACTATGTCTCCAGATACGCCAATGTACCCGCAATTGGTACAGTCAATCATTGACAACATGAACCTATCTAACCGTGAAGAGCTTATTGCATCTCTCAAGCAAGCTAATGAGCCTAATCCAGAAGCTCAACAAGCACAACAAGCTACTCAACAGGCTCAATTGCAGTTCCAGGCGTCACAAACCGCTGCTCTTAACGGTCAAGCCTCTGAATCACAAGCTAGAGCGCAGAAACTGGTCATGGAAACGCAGATTATGCCTCAAGAGCTTGAAATTGACCGTATTAAGGCTATTACAACCAACCTGCAGGCGGGAGATACAGACGATAAAGAGTTTGAGAAGCGTTTAAAGATCTCTCAGCAGCTTCTAAAAGAGCGTGAAGTAGCTGTTAAAGAGGGTAACCCTGTTGCATCAACTCCAGCACCTGCTGCACAGCCACAGCCTCGACCAACTCCACAAGCAACCTTCCCACCACAAGGACAATTGCCGCAATGATTACAGACAGAGACCTACAGCACGTAGTATCACAGGTAAACGCTAAGTTTGAAGAGTTATTTAAGCGCTTAGCGAAATTAGAGGCTAAAGAGGAGAAACCCAATGACAACGCCAAGAAAGC